ATCGGGGTTCATAAAGTCGGCCACGTCTATGCGAGAGGGGTCGTAGACGAAGATGTTGCCAAGCGTGCGCGAGAGAGCTTCCTGATGCCGGTTCTTCAGCCAGTCGATGTAGTCCTGGAGACCCTTTAAAATTTGAACCCAGCCCGGCGAGAATTGGAAATGCGCGTTGGGCCGGCCCTCGCCGACAGAGTAGGGGAATAGGCCGTGGGCATACGTGGACTCGGTCATGGACAGAAGCACGTCGCCGCCGGCAATTAGAATCTGAAAGATAACTGGCTCGTCGGATGTGTCTGTCTCCTGAGGCGACACAGCGCCGGCCAGGTCCACGCCCGCGAGGTTAAGCTGCGCGCCTTGAGGGTTGGGGGCGGCGGGAGTTGTGGCACCCATCTCGGCGGAGCCGACTGGGCCGACTGCGGAGGCGACCTGGTCCACTTTGGTTGGGGTGGGCTCGTCTTCATAAATCTTGTTCTCACTGGGCACGAGGCGAACCCAAAGTTCCCAGCACTCTACGTTGCCGGTGTCGTTTTTATCGGCTTGAACATTGCCAGTCGGTTGCAACGCGCGCGTGCGCTCGTAGGCCGTGCGGCTCAAACGTATCTCTGCGGGGTTGGGCAGAACACCAGGTAGAGAGGGGACGGCGGCATCAGCTTGAGCAATACCCTTCTTGGCTTTTGCTACTAGGTCCTCAACAGCGCTCGGTAAAACATAGGCCGGATGGTCAATCGGAAGCTTAGAGCGGCGGCGCAACTCAGTTACAGGCATGATAGTTCTATGCCCGCAGAACCTCATATCGTTGAGGCGCCAAAGAGGGAGGGCTGGGTCACAAATCCAGTCATAGGGCGAAACTATTTCCAGCTTGTTGTAGCCCCCAACGACTTTGTTGCGGCGGGTTGGGCGCATGTAGGTGTTGGGCTGTCCGTTCTCGTCTAAGTCGTTGGGGTCTTGCACCGGAACCTCGATCATTTCCGGCCGGAACATAGGAGCCCAGGAGTTGTAGAAGACGCCGCGATTGACGGCAATGCAATCTTGACACCAGAGATAGCCAAGCAAGTAAGTCGGCTGCTGCTCGGCGTTAAATCGCAGAAGCTGGTTGATAAACTCCGCCGGAACTTCATCCTCGGGCCGCCGGCCCTCCACAACCCAGGGGGTGGCTTGCCCAAACAATGTCTGAGCAACGAAGGTTGACATTGTCGTGATCTGCGTCGCCGTCATCGGCAAAATGTAGCGCTTGGGGTGTCCGCGCTCTATGGCCTCCATATCCTTTTTAGAGAGCGGGCTGTAACAAGACATGATGTCGTAGGCCATGTCGAAGTCGCTTGACCAATAGGCCAGCGCGTCACGTCCCAGCCTTAAGTAATCCTTGGCAAGCTTGACCAGTCGCGCGCGGTAATCCTTATCTTCACCCAAACGTCTTGCGACTATGCGGTCCATTTGTCGGCCTTTCTGATATTGTCCTCTGCCCAGAGAGGTCTGAGCCACAAGTTTACTTACCCTGAGATTTAGGATTACTGGGGTGATCTCCGAGCGCCTTCATGGGCGGGAGCACTTTGACAATTGGACCCGGTGACCCGTCAGGATTTTTCACCCTCAGGACCACTGAGCCGTCCTCTTGGGTCTGGGCTACGAACTGCGGCGGGGGCGGAGGTCCCTGCGCAGCATTCGGCCCTCCAGAAGGGCGCTGCATGATAGCCGCCAGCGCTGCCAGAGAAGGCCCGGCGTGAGGCATGGGGCCCGGAGGCGGCCCGCCCGCCGGCGGAGCGTTGGGGATTCCGCCCGGCATAGTTCCCGGCATAGACGGCGGCAGCGAAGCGGATACCGGGCCGTTAGGGCCAATGGCTGGGCCAGCGTAATGTAACATAGCGTTTAGTCCTCCAGGTCTTTCGGCTTAATGGGGGGCTCTTCTTTCTTGACTTTGGGGCGTTTGTAACCAAGGGTCTTCTCTTCCTCGTCGGGGCTTTCAACGGGGGCCTCGGCAGCCGCTTCGCGCGCGGGCTCGTCGTCAGCAGCCGCACCCTCGCCTTCGTCGGCAGTGTTTTCGCCGCCGGTGTTCTCGCCCTCGTCACCCTCTGGTCCCTCGTCACCTTCAGGGCCGCCCACCGACAGAACCTCAAACGTCGCGCTCTTGCCGAGCTTGTCGTCGTTCTGCCCCGTGAGCTTAAGCTGAAGCGTGGCGGTCACCGTGTCGCCAACCTTGCAGGGATTGGCGGCCAGAAAGTCAGCGGCCTGCTCGTCGTTCAAGGTGAGCGTCGGGTTGACGACCGGCAACTCCGCAGGAGCGCTTGGAATGCTGGTGTCCGGCGACTCCGCAGGAGCGCCCGAGATGTCAGAGTCGTTTAGTGGTGCCATAATCTCTCAAGGTAGCTGATTTTGGCGGGGAAGTCAAGATTAGTAATACCGCTTCGAGATGTTGGGGGTTTCCTTCCGCTCCAGCGCGCCGATGGTGTTCTTGGACTGCTCGACTTCCTCCCTCAATAGGCGCAGACAGTTGAATTTTGCATAGCGGCTGGCGTCGCAATTGCTCACCAGAATGCCGCTGGCAAAATACTCGTGCTCGACTTCTACAGTCAGGTTATACACCGGCTCGCGCCTGGCGGGGCTTGTAGGGCCGGCATACCGGACAACCCCTAGACCTAACCCGGGCGTAGCAGTTCTGAAGATACTTCGCTCCACACGCGGCGCAAACTCGCTCGACATCGTCAACTCCGCTTTTGCGGCGGTCAGAAGACTTGCACTTATTGGAGCAGAAGGCGGCATGGGGGTCGAAAGACAAGGTGGAGAATGCGCTGCCGCAACACTTGCACTCTTTGGTGACGGGCTCGCGCCCTTCCCAACACTGCCTGCCGTGCCGCCGATGCCAAGCCCGGCCCTCTTCAGACCTGTGCCATGCCACAGTGAGCTTGCGTATTCGCGCAAGGTGCTGTAGCTCTTTTTCGCCGTGTTCGCGATTAAGTTGATGCTCTGAAAGATGCTCTGAGGCGCTCTTGCAAACCAGGTTTTCGATTTTATTGTTTGACGGGTTCTCGTCGTCGTGGTGGATGTGACATCCTTCAGGAACTGGACCGTGGGCCGTTTCCCAAATCCGCCGGTGCAAATAGCCGCTCCCCCCTCCGGCCCGAAAATAGTCGCGCACGCTCCGGTGCTTTGAGTCAGGGTATCGCCGGTATGAGATGCCTTCAAACTCAATAAGTTCCACACGCATAAAACAGAATCGTGTTCATCTAAACAGCATACCTGCTTCCACTCTCCAACGCAAGTCCAAACTGGGTGATTTTTTGTGGCTCGGAAGCTCCTTCCATTAGTGAAGGAGTAGCCGCGCGTTTCGGCGTCGGACGCCGTCATCCAGGACCGCAGAACTCGGCGCAGCCCCGCGCGCGTCCAAACAAGCTCGCCCGCTTTGATTTCTGAAATAGGCTTCTCGCCAAACTCAGTGAGAATCAGCGTGTCGCCGGAAAAGCAGATGTGGTCGTAGTCTCCGCCCGCAGGCCCCTTCAGCGGCTCGTCGCCACCGAAGCCAGGTTCTCCTTCGACAGGGTAGCGGTAGCCGCCGGAACTTGCAATGTAAAGCATGGGGCAGGTGCCCTTATCAATCCGGTAAATATCCTTGTCGAAGCGATCTTTCTTCTGCAACAAGCGGTTGTAAACGGCAATGGATTCCTGAAGGCCCATGCGGATAAAACCGGGGTGGATGTCGTAGGTGTGAAGAACCTTGACGCTCGAACCTTTGTCCGTCTTGGCGTTGCCGGCCGGGTCGCAATAATCCTTCACGCCAGAGCAAATGGAGCGGTCGTTCCAGAAAGGGAAAACCGACTCAGTGATTTCCAGGACCGCTTTGCATTGCCGGTCCACGTCAGACTGGCGCGCAAAATACTCGTGCAGGTCCCAAAAATACTCGTCTTTATCGTCGGCCCAATACGCGGAGAAGACAACCGCGTGCGTAGAGCCAAAATCCCAGCCACGAATCAGATAGGCTCCTGACGGCCAGGGCAAGTTCTCGTAAGCGTGGCTCTGGTGGAAAGAGTAAAGCACTGGCGTCCCGTCAAAGGCGTCCGCATACTTGCCCAGGACCATCCGGTCATACATGGCCGGGTTGCTGCGGTATTGGCGCTCCAGGCTCTCAGTGTAGCCGGCAGGCAGGTTGTGCGCGTTGTCGCGCGTGCGCAGATGCCAGAAGCGCACTGAGGGGTCGTCCTTCGACTCCTTCTCAAGCTTCGCAATCCAGTGCTTCGTCCCGGGCGGGTTAGTGTCAAGAATTATACCAGAATCCCGAATGAAGCCCTTGTTGTCACAGGTTGCCGGGTCCGCCCCTTTCCACCGCAGCGTGGCGACGCCCAGGTCCAGGTCTTCCTTCGCAAGCTGGTCCGCCTCGACAAAGATCAAGAGAGAGCACTCGTAACCACGGAATCGGCTGGCTCGATAGCGCTCTTCAGGCACGCCCGCGAAATAAACCCAGGAGCAGAAGAGGTTTCCCACGGACTCAAGCCAGACTAGAGTTTGCGCTTTCGTAGCGCGGGGGGTGGTGGTCTTCCAGGCGTTGAATTTTTCAACTGCCATCTGTGACGGGAACCGAAAGCACTTACCCCCGTCAAGCTTTTTGAAAAGTGAAACCCCGGTGTCCTGGTAAGCAGTTCCCATGTTGGGAAAAACCTGATGCTCAAAAGTTTCAAGTGTAGTGTCCTGGTTGCTGTCCTGAGTCTTCCGCAGAATATACGCTTTTGCGCCCGCGTTAAAAAAGCAGTGACTTATAGCTTCAACAGCAATCCCGGTAGTTTTTCCCGTTCCACGTCCGCCGACAAGCGCCCTGATTGTGGCCCGGCTTTTGTGAAACTCCTGCATATCGGGTGAAGGCCGATACCAGGAAGCGGGAAGAGTCAGGTCTGAATTGTTGTCCATTCAAGAAAACGGCCGCCGACCCGAAGGACTGAAATCCCCAGGCCGGCGGCCTTATTCCCCACCCGTGGAAGATTACGCGCTGGTGGCCACCGGAGGAGCGCCGGCGAGAGCGGTATTCAACGCAGCGGTCTGCGCATCAATGCGGGCCGCCTGCGCGAGCACATCGCTGTCGGGAGTGCTGGGCGCAACCGGCGGCAAAACTGCCACGACAGCAGTAACGGCGGCAGTCAGATTGTCAACGGAAGTAGTTAGGCTTGCGAGAACGGACATAAGAGACCTTTTGTTATTGGTTAGCTTTTCCTCCAGCGTCACAAGACACCGGAAAATTTTTTCAAGCTCAGGGCGCATTTACTTTTTGCGGCGTAGACCGTCGGGGCCTCGCAGAATGCCGCCCCAGGTTACCGGCTCGCCGACTAGGGGGCAGCGAGAGCCCAAACCATTGGGCGTGCCGCCGGGGTTATAGGGCAGATTGTTGCTGGCCTGGTCAGCGGTTTCGATGGTGATGCTGTGAGGAGCCTGGGGCTGGCCAGCGCCTACTTCACCCTCTCGCCCATCAGTATTGGTATTCTGTTTCATAAGTCGTATCGGAGCTTACCAGCTTACCAGCTTACCAGCGGATGCCCCGCCAAGCCGGCAACAATAATCGCCGCAGCGGCAAACATGGAAGGAATTGCAATAGTCATACGTTGTTTTTACTTCTACTTCACAATACCACCGAAGCCCCGAGTTGGCAACCTAAAAAGAGAGGGAAACGAGTTATACATCAATGAGCCACATGTTAGAACTCATGCACTAGGGCCGATCATGCTCCTCCGCTTCTTCGGCGGGTGCTGGTTTCCTCCCCGCAAAGGGAGAGGCCCTGTCGCTTGTCGGGCTCGTCGTTCCGTTTGCGCGGAATTCAGGAGCCCTATCCCTAAAATCATTTTCTCTGTCCAAAACACTTTACCGCCCAAGCTCTCCCAGTAGTCGCGAGCTATGACATCCGGCGCTGTCGGCTCCAGCCGAAGGGAAAGCTGCGCGGCCCGGTGTCCGAAGATTCGAGCCCAGCCGTCGCGGTAGGCCCGGGTCGAGACGTTCCTGTGCTTCAGCCCCATACTCGCAGGCGGTGCATCATCAAACCAGGTGAACACGCGACGTGCTCCCCCTCGTGACCTGCCAGACGCGAACAAATATAATCTCCGGCTTCGGGGAGCGCTTGACACCACTCCCCACCGTGAGAACAGGTGCAAGTTGTGAGCCAGCCGTCAGAGGCCGGAGTCGGAATCTTGTCTCCGAAAACCTGATCCCAGCCCTCGCGATAAGCGGAAGTCGAGACGTTCCTGTGCTTGCGCGGGCCTTTCCCGGCCTCGTGGGTGATGTCGGTTGCCATAGTCATCGGCCTTTTTGGTCCGCACGCTCGAAGCCGGCGGCCAGGCACAAGGACAAGCAGAAGATGCAAGTCCCGATGCCCAGCACATAGCCGGCGAGGAAGATTAGAACGTGCCAGAACATTACTTCTACTCTAGCATACCTTCGTAGCTTTGTCAAATTCGGAGCGCGTTATTCGGTTGTCAGGGACAATTGATATTGGAGAAACTCATCCTGGAACATGAAACAGACGCCCCGAGACGTAACTTGACGCGCCGCGAGGGGGAGGTGCTTTACCTCTTTCATCAGAAGCGCAATGTGGTTGGCCGCGCGGCAGAGGTTTATGGACGCCGTCGAAGCGGAGTCAAAAACCGAGCCGGCCTGAAAGACCTGCTGCCCGCCGATGCCGACGGGGAAATCCGGGTCGCCGGTGTCTACGGAGAGAACGCGAACCTTGCGGCTGCGGCCACGGGCCGGCGGCAGAGAGGGCGCGGCGAACTCTGGCAAAGCGACCGGCTCCCGCAGGTTGGCGAGGAAGCTGGCCGCGCGGGCGCAGGCCATATCCATTTCGGTGTCCTCATCCGAGGCGGCGACAAACTCGGTGCCGCAGAGAAGATTGTTTTCGTCGAAGACGAGCCTGACAAGCTCGTTTTTCATGCGCTTTGAGGAGTGGTGCCGACAGGAAGACGTTGAACCAGGTAAGTTTCATGCTCTCCCCAAGTCCAAAGATTTAGATGGTCTGGAAATTGGTTGGCTTTGGCCTTAAGCATTTGGG